GTTGGCAATGCCATAATATCTACTCCAAGGTCATATTTATATTTAGCGACTTTTCAAGCAAAAAAATAGCGGAAAAATTTTTCCCGCTTTTATGGAATCAAAAAATCATTTTTGAGGTGGTGCAGAGACAGGATTGACAGCAATTGGAACTGTTTGAGTGATATCGTTATGAATAATGGTATGCCTACTATAATATAATTGACATGTAACTTTTGTTAAAATATTTGATCCGAATTGTAAAGGCACCGCATCAATAGCAAACGGCCATGCTCTCTCTAACAAATATGTTATTGATGGTCTCAATGGTTGAGTTGGAGGACCTATTTCTGTTTTCGTAATTCTAACGGTTCTACAGTAACTCTCTGGAAGTCTTAACCTATTTGTTCTGTTTGCTGGTAGTGTTTTTCCAGATCTATTATCAAAAGTATTCGCTGCCTCAACAACTCTATCTCCAAATATTGAACCATACCATCTATTCATATATTTCAATGGTGTCAAATTAGCATCACATTGAAATCCTAGTTGAAGTTCTGTAAACACACGAGTATGTGGATAATTTACTTGACCTTCACCAACATATCTACCCTCAATGGTTCCAGTAGCTGCATTTATATTAGGGAGTTGTGCTTCATCACACAAAAACTGAAATGTGTCGTTTGCACCAATTTTTCCATCATCCTCTAAAATTTCCACTACAAAACTATTTGCTATGGACATACCTCCCAGAGCATTCATTGTAGCTAAGAACTCGTTGATGGACACGCTAAATACCTATGTTGGATCATTTATATTTATGGCGTACTCTGGGTATTATAAACCTATACATCCTCAGAAGTATCGTGGCAACCCAACAAATATTGTCTATAGATCGTTATGGGAACGTAAGTTCATGGTGTTCTGTGACAATAACCCAAGTATATTACAGTGGGGTAGTGAAGAAATTATTATACCATACAGAGCTCCTGATGGTAAGATAAGAAGATATTATCCAGACTTTTGGATTAAAGTTCGTGAAAAGTCTGGTAAGATCACGAAGTATATAATTGAAGTAAAACCCAAGAAACAAACACAACCACCGAATGTTAAAAACAAAAAGACTGCCAAGTATCGTAATGAAGCACTAACATACGCAAAAAACCAATCTAAATGGTCTGCTGCTCGTGAGTATTGTGAAGATAGGCAGATGAATTTCTTAATACTAACCGAGGATCATTTAGGAGTATGAAACAATGGCAACAGGATTTGCGTCCGTACAACGGAATAATGTAAACACAAACACGGGTTACCCAACGTTATTTGAACGAATAAGTAACAAAACTGGAGGAGAAAAAAAGTCACTAGCATGGTATCGTGCTGCAGTGAAGGCAGAAGCTAGTTCATATAAGAAAAATTTTAAAAAGTATATCTTAAATGAGAAGAGTGACAAAGTTGGTGCTGTAGAACAGCAAGACGAGAATGAACTCCGTAGATATACTGTACAAGGTCATCTATACATGTTTGAGTATAAGGCAAAGATGAAATGGTTGCCTTACTATGATAGATTTCCACTTGTATATGTCTTGAAGGCATCTAGAAGTGAGTTCTGGGGTTTGAACCTCCATTACCTGACGCCAAAGAAAAGAATTCAGGCAACTAAAAAATTAATTCAGGGTAGAATTGACTTTCCTAAGAAGTGCTTCCATAAATACCTACAGCCTCATGTTGAAGGTTTGATGTTAGATCTAGCTGCGGATGAGTGGGATACTGCTATCCTTCTCCCAACAGAAGATTTTGTGAAGGACATGAATGGCATGGCGTTTCCTATTAGTAAGGAAGATGTCTGGAAAGATACCAATGAGAATTTCTACGACAAAATAAGAGGTCAAAGACTTGTCAAAGGGTATGGTACACCACAATCTAGGGAGATGGCTACGTAAGGTATGGCTTACTCAAAGAACGAGAAAAATTCACACAGCACACTCAAAGAAGAGGATATGGAGAGGCTGGAAGGCAGTGGAAGCTGGATGGGTGGTTTTTCTTCTATGGTCTATTATTATAATAGGGCTGATGATTCTTACTATATGCAACCTAGAGAGTATGGTGGTTATAAGGGTGCTTTTATAAAAGTTCCTGTAGGTAGTAATAATGACAAAGACTTAAGAAAGAAATATCCAAGAGGATCTAATGAATATGGAGCGGACTATAATCCTATCCTAGAAAAGAAAACCACAATCAATACTAGAGGTACTGTTAACATACCACTACTACCTGAGAATGCTTCCATTAGATTTCCTCATGACATGTTAGTTGATGCGGGAGAGGATTATGTGATGTTTGATTTTTATGATTATAAACCACCATTTCAAGGGAAGGTAACTCCAAACAATCAAGTGGTTAATGAGACATTAAGACAATACAATGCTAGTGGTTTTGCTGCTGAATTTTTTAAAGATAAGGCATATTCACAGATCATAATGTACATGCCACAAGATATTCAAGATCAATTTGCTGCAAAGTGGGAAGGTAAGAAGTTTGGAAATTTAACAACAGGAATAGTTACAGCTGCTGGTCAGGAAAAAGCTGTTGAAAAATTAGAAAAACTAGGTAAAACAATGGGTTCTACACTCAAAAGAGGAAGTGTAGAGGCAGCTGCGAGTGTTGTTACTGGTCTTGCTCAAAGTATAACAGGAGATAGTATCTCCGCCAATGATTTGTTTGGTGGTATCTCTGGAGTAGCAAGAAATCCTAACGCAGAGCTTCTTTTTCAAAGCATGGAAATGAGAACGTTTGATCTTACATTTAAAATGGCACCGTTTGACAAAAGAGATGTTGAGTCAATGATCGCCATTCATAAAGTATTCAAACAGGCAATGTTACCTCAATACAGTTTGGATGAAGGCACTAAAGTTTTTGGACAAAAAAATGGAAGTTTACAGGGTGGATTCATTCAAGTTCCTAAAGTATGTGCTGTTAATTTTATGAGAGGTTCTAGTAGAAATAAATTTCTTCCTGCATATAAGATGTGTGCCATCACAGATGTCAACATAAACTACACTCCCGATGGAGTCTATGCAACATTTGATGGAAGTAGTCCAGTAGCAACAGAATTAAAGCTTAGTTTCATGGAAACAAAACTTGTATTCTCAGAGGACATTGAAGAGAGAGGTTTCTAATGTATTTTTCTTTACTACCAAACATAGAATACGATGAGAAACCAATCAGTTATCCTTTCTCAGAGTCGGATTTTGTAACTGCAAAGAATTTCTTTCGTAGATACAAAATAAATGATGACATCTTTTCATATGCTGTTTTCTTTAGTAAGTATGCAATTGAAGATGGAGAACGTCCTGATACACTAGCTAAAAAAGCATATGGAGATGAGTTTTTTGATTGGGTTATCTTGCTAACAAATAATATGGTCAATGCACAATATGATTGGCCGTTAACTAACTCACAAGTTTCAAAAGTATTAGAGGCAGAGTATGAGAATCCATACACTGATATTGATCATTATGAGACTATAAAAATTGGTCAGTATGCTGCTGGTTTACATGTTGATGAGACATTCTACAATGGACAACATAAGGTCAACATAAATGGTGTGGTGTCTATCAAAAATGGTAATGAGATCTGTAGTCCTGTCACCATTGCTGAGAATTTTTATAGAGAGAATGAGAAGAAGAGAGAAATATTTCTTCTCAAACCTGCATTCTTCCAGTCATTTGTAGATGACTTTAGAAAGAAAAATTTATATAAAAAAGACGCCAATTATATTAATCAGCGTCTTAAGAAAACTGGTTGACTTTTTTAGCAAAAAATTTGCTGAAAAATTTTTTCCAGATTTATAGAATTACCATTCGTCTTTTGGACATGCATCAGGATTTTCTTGTATAAACTGATGCACATAACCATGAACGTCAACTTCATATGAATGATGAGCTCTGGTATGAATGGTTTGAATAAGAATCAGCATACCCACAGTCAATATATTGAACTGGGTGACTGGGTGAGTTAATACCTTTAAGTATTTGTTCACTTATGTTCTTAGTCCTCTTCAGCAAGTTTAGCGAAGTAGGAAAGAGCATCGTCATCATCAACAACTGCTTCTTGTTTAACAGAGGTAGCAACTGTTGCTCTTTCATTGAAAGCATCACTAGCATGATCGTAACCACGACCATCAGTTTCACCCTCAAATGATTCATCAACAGGACGTGCAGAGGCACGTTGTCCGATGCCTAGAACAAGGTTCAACCTTCTCTCAAGATCTTCATATGACTTGAACTGATCCTTAGAAGTGAACGCTTCTAATGAGTGTTCCGACTTCCAGACTTTTTCAAGTTCATCATCGTCTGCACTAAGAGCAGAAACATTATCAAACTCAGAGCTGTCATAGTTCCAGTAACCTGCAACTTTTTTAATCTTCAACTTAAAGTTAGCACCTTCCCAAAGATCAAAAACATTTACTGGTTCTTCATCTTGGAACTCAGGTTGCATTGCTGCAAGAATCTTGTCATGGATTTTCTTTCCATACTTGTACAAGAATACTTTACCCTCGTTCTCAGGGTGCTTTGGATCCTTAACGACATAGATGTTACTGTAGTAAGAGAGCTTACGCTTTTGCTTACGTGCAGTTTCTTTGTCCTCATCAGCACCGCTATTCCAGAGTCTGCGGTTCACTTCACCAACGGGATCCTTCTCGTTGAGAGTGGTCAAAGAATTTTCAATGTACCATCCACCAGGACCTTGAAAGGCGTGGGAGTACACTTTTGCCCATGGAATGCTTTCACCTTCTGTGGCAGGAAGGAATCTGATAACAGCGTAGCCGTTACCTGCAGCGTCAACCTCTGGTTTCCAGAACCTTTCATCAACGTTCTTACCGCTGGATGATTTTTCTAATTCCTTTTGAAGGAATGAAAAATTGTTCTGTGATTTACGCTTAAGATCTGCAAATGACATTTAGATTACCTCGGATTTAATTGGATTTGGTTTTTGATGCCCTATCACGATGACATAATAACAGGCAGAAGGACGGGCGTCAACCCCCTGCCTCTAATTGTTGTTTCATGTTGTCTACTTTTTTTAGTAGCTCATCAAACATTGATTCAATAGTGGTGTCAGGTGTAGCACCTAACATGATGACACCCTGCTTCATAGTCTCAATAACTGACTTTGCCTCAGGGTCATCGCTCAGTTTAGCACGAGCATAAAAGATTTGTTGTTTTGCTATGAGTTTTTCTAGTGCCTCAAAATAATCTCTCTGTCTATCTTTATCTAATAGAACAAAATTCATAGCAGATCTGAAACAGAACTGCTGTAACTCTAACATCTCTTGGATGTCACCTTTGACTATATCGGATTTAAAAAAACTCATACCTTGTTGTTTTTATAACTGTAAAATTTTTTAAGATCATAACCAAACTTATCTTTGTGCATTTTAGGATCTGATCCACATATATTTTTGTATATCATCTTGATGATGTCAAAATAATACCAATGATGTGGAGCAAGATATTGTGGAGATGCACAGACATATATGTAATCAAATTTATATGTATCTAAATTTAGATTCTCTTTTAAAATAGGATTGTAACTCCAATTTAATTGTACCACATTTTCATCTAATTGGGTAGAGTTATGATTTCCGACCCATGTATAACTAGAAAGATTTTTATTCTTTACTAACCATAAAACCCAGTCAGCTTGTGAGACAATATCATATTCAATAACTTCATTGTATTGTTCATTGACATAACATATGTCATGATGTTGATCAATGTTCAAAATATTTATTTGATCGTCAACATCTTGCAAGTCAAAAAGAATACTGTCATGTTCGTATCCAAAGGCGACATTTGTACACTCAGATAATGCTTTTGTATAAACGTCAAGGATGAACAACCAGTTATCTATATTTACTTTGAAATGATCTTCAGAATAGTATGTGTTCTTGTAGAACTCTCCCCACCTTTTGTTGCTAAAGTCATTACTATAAATGTTATCAACTAACTTGGCATAGTTATCTGATATGTAATCCAAATCAATGGTGAGAACATTCATACAAGCATCAATTTACCACGACTAGTTTTTTTCATGAAGTTAAGCTCTTGTGCCTCGTGTCGTAATTTTTCTTTCAGTGGTTTGCTGATCAATTTATTTACGCTGTCTAATTCAATTTCATTCAACTCACAGTAGTGGATTACCGAATCAATATAATTCATTTCTGGATTGTGGTGTGCAATCTTCTCCACTTCCTGCGAGAATTTCGCAGATGTCATAAATCTATCCTCTAATAATTGTTTCTTGTCCATACCGTTCTTGATACTCCGAGATGTAGGTCATCAACCTGATGAAATATTCTTTCTTTGGAGGAAGCACTACAAGCTGAGTTTCTCCGTTCTCACAAGCAACAATGGTGACGAGTTGTTTTACACTCATCCCATACTTTTCCTGTAGCATACATGCGTATGCTGTTTCTTGAACAAAGTAGTCGTATAAGTATTCTTCACGCTTTGGTTGTTCTGCTGTCTTAAAATCAATAATTGACAGCACTCCATCAAACTCAGCGATACAATCAACACGCCCTGCTAATTCTAAATGCTTAGAGTAGAGCGCAGCTTCCTGTAAGTAAATATTATTTATACGGTCTAGAGTACCCTTACTGTGGTGGAACATGAGCACAGGAAGTGGAAACTTACTGTACTTTTTTAGGTCTAATGTATTGTTAAAATAATCCTCTACAATAGAGTGATATTTTGTGCCACGACCTGTAGCACGAGTGGATTTAGCATTAGCTTTCTCCTCTCCTATTCTAGCACGCCATCGTGCAATACTTGCTTTCTTTTTGGCATTGTTACCAATCACTGTAGTAACAGATGGAAACTTGTAACCGTCAGGTGTTAGGTACATGCGTTTACCGTTTACCATCTCAGCAGACATCTCAATAGGATCTATGCCATCTACGTGATTAAAGAGCTTCATAAACCCAGATTGATTTTATTGATAAGGTAAGACTTAACAAGACCAGAACGAACGATGTCTTCAACACCAAACTCCACAAGGGAGAACTCATCCATGTTCTGTAGGATACGTTGGAAGTCAATGATACCTGTGCGTTCACTAATTTTTTGTAGATCAGTTTGTGCAGCATCACCACAGAAAACAATCTTACTATCCTGTCCCACACGAGTGATAATACTATCTAACTCATGGAAGTTTAGGTTCTGTGCCTCATCAATAATAACAATAGAATTATCTAATGTAGTTCCACGAATGAAACTAGTAGACCAGAATGATATAGTTTCTTGTGCCTTAAGATTATCATACAACATTTCATAAGAATTGTCATCAGGCATCTCAAACATAGATTGAACCATATTTTTATATGGAATCTGATATAGAGATGATTTGTCTTCGTGATCGCCAGGCAAGAAACCAATCTCTCTAGTTGCTACAAGAGAACGAACAATGTAAATCTTTTCGTATGGTGTGTAATCATCCAACACCTCCTTGAGTGCCTTGTACAGAGCTACGAATGTCTTACCTGTACCTGCTACACCATAGGCATAGATCATCTTACCCTCATCCCATGCGTCAAACATCACCTTCTGATTATCAGTGAGTGGTTCAATAGGAAGCATGTAATCTGCACTGATTGGTTTACGACGCTTCATTTGTTTAGCAGTCATACCTTGACCAGGTGCTTTTTTAACTTTTCTAGGCATGTTAGAATCTGTATTTCTCAGTGATAGTTTTATTGTTTACGAAATCTGCTTTGGGTAAGACTTTATGTTTCATAATGTCCGCCCAACCAGGATGTGTGGTTGCCATCTTGTCTCGCCACTCACCTACTTCACCTGCAGCAGCTACTCCTGCTTGCCAGTCTTTATCCCAATCGGGATTGTCTTTCCTCCATTGATCATATTCTTTCATGGTCATGGAGAGTTCTTGTTTTTCTTTAGTTTTTAAATTAATTACTGGGTATGTTGGCATTAGTTCCACTCCAGTGCTTTTGCACAAATAGGAAATTGTTCACAGAACACACGCTTTGCATCGTTGGCAATATCCATGTGTTCTTTTTGAGTGCCATGGGCACTGCGTAGATCTATATAGTGGATCCACGAACGGACTGATCCTGTCATGTAGATTTTAGTTGGTGTTGCTAGAGGAAGGACAAAACGAGCACACTCTTTTGCAATTCCTAGTCTTAACATCTGTTTATAGATGTCCATCCCTTCAGAGAAATAGCGTTGCACAGCAATCTGAAGTTCTTGCTGAGTGAACTCATCAACATCATCAATAGAATTTTGTCTGTTCTTTTTATCTTGACGACGAAGTTCAAACATAGGAATGTTAGTTGCTAACATAGAACTGTCAGCATAACGTT